AATTCGTGGGTATTGGTTAAATTGTTGCAAAGGTCTTACAATCTCAGACTCCAAAATATTATTTTCTTCGATGATTTCTTCTTCTGTTCTGGAAATATCAAAACCAGTTGTTGAAGGTGTAAAAGTGAGTGCTGCAATCTTGTTGTTCTCGTCACGCGCAGTTACTATACATGAATTGTTTGGATCTACAGTACCGTCACTATTTCGTGTTCCAAATAATGTCGTTTTAAATTTGAATCTGCCCGGGTGAACAATTCCATAATAATTATTACCAACTTTAAATATATTTCCCATACGTTCTGTATTATGTATAAGATCAAAGTTTGGATCTAACATAAGAGATTCACACGATTCCTCCATTACATCACCGTTTACAGTATCACATGGTTGACCACCAAACTCACCCTGATTAACTACAGTATACTTTCTATACCTCATTCCGTTTGCATCACATTCACTATACTCACTCCAATAACCATAACAATCATTGCATATCTTTTGTTCACATTCTTCAACAATTGTTTCTGATGTATTCGGGTAATCATTTAGATCTAATGGACATGACAACCCACCATTTGCCGGAAAGGTTTTAATATTTTCTACTCTATATTTAAATCTAGTTCCATTTGGTTGATTTGCAGGTGTACACGTAGGTACACATTGACTCGTACTGTACACAATTTCACAATCTATTGGATCACGTGATACACGTTTCACATTGGATATATCAGTGTATCTTGGTCTCGTATTCGATATATAAAATTCGTTTATTTTGTATAATTTACCATAACCACTGTCAATGTGTAATGAAATACTATTGACTTCAATAGGATTAATCGTAACAGTTATTTCAACTTTACCAGTATTTAAATCGATTGTGTCTTCTGTGACTTCTACATTTCTCAATAAATTTCGTTTAACATCTAAAAAATTCATAAACATTCTCTGTTTATTTCTTATAAACTTATTTTGATTAATGTAAAAGACAACATTGATACCATGAGGCATACTTTCTATTATTAATATATAATTTAATTCCGGATCAGACATCCACTTGTTTCGGTACACTCCGAATAACGTACAACCCCATAATCAGAAACATTACACTGTACTCCACCATTGAGCTGTCTTTCTGTGATGCGTAGAATTTCCCTCCGCTGTCCAGTTCCGCATGTAGTACTGCAATCACCATCATATTCCCACTCATATTTACAATCGAAAGGATCTGATGAAACTTTTATTATGTTTTTTGTGGATATGTATTTTTTATTTGTCGGTTCTTCTAGGTTAACAATCCGTTTGGATAGTAACAAATTATTATCATTCACTTGATTTAAATATACATTTATATATCCATTTTTCAATTGATTATATTCGTCGACGTATATTTTACCATCTTCTAGAGTTGCATTTTTAATTCGTATTACCTTTTTATTAGCATCCATAAAAACAAATAATAAATCTTTAAGTTTTCTATCGGATATTTCATTAATCCAATGGGAAGGCCTACCCCAAGCATTCGTCGGCACATGCTGATACCTACGTTTATATCTGTCGACGAAACCATTTACCATGTCCCATGACACAATAACATTGAGTCTCTTGGACATTTAATTATATAGATATTTTTTTTATGGTGTAACATCTTCTAATGAAAATAATAAACCTGTTAATAATCTAGATCGTCGTTGAGAAGGAATATCAATCCATCTAGTCATAGGTATCATATCCGCACTTTCAGCTTGTGGAATGGAATTCAAAAAATAACAATCTACACCATTATCTCTATTTCCTATTTTTACTACATTGTTTGTAGGTAATATATATTTTTCTAAATAATCAACAACTGTTCCGTCGACATACTTATTATAAGGTTCTGAAATGTTGTGAAAATAAAACTTACTCGCCTCTTCAACCGTAGATTCTGTAAATTGTGCAATCATACCATCATTTCTACTGAAAATATTGAGAAACATGTCATCATTTTCATCACTTTGTAATTTTACAGCCCCGTCATAACCAGATGAAATAATACGAACCTTTGATAATATATCATTTTGTAAAGTGCTTTCAGATGAAACTGGTCTTATAGATGAAACTGGTATTCTAGAATATTCGAGTTCATACGAAAAACTATCACCATCTATAAATGTCTCCGGTTCTATTTTATAAGATTCGTAGAGTTGTGTATAAGATGTTTCGGTATTTGTTATATTAAATATTTTTATACCGTAGTACAAATCATCTACATATATCTCAAATATATGCACACCACGTGCATCTTTTGATTGATCCATTATGGGAATTGAAATGTCAACTTCTGTACTAGTGATAAGAGTTTCTCTAGTATTTTCTTTGTCGTAATTGTCGCTGTGAACAATTTTAAGGCGTTTGCCGTTTAGTTTCTCACTGACATCCATTAACATATTAAATATAAACGTACCTGTAAATTGTTCATCATACCGAAACCCACCATATTCCATTGTTTTTCTTACAAGTTTCATTTCTTTGACAACTGCATATTCAAATTCGGTTGTTTTATCTTCTTGTGCAGCAAAATTAAAAATAAAAGGATCATTACGCCCACCTTCATCTTTATTTTTGTAATATCTGTAAATAAATATTCCAAAAACTAACAGTAACAATGATGCAAAGCCTATTATAGTTACACTGGAGCTGGACATCTAATATTATCTATTATTTTTTTTATCTGTATATTTCAGAATGTCTCTTGATGATCTTCCCAAGAGAACACAATATGTTCTGATAGATTCAAACTTTATTACAGGAACAAATAATACATTTTCTGTTGACCTGACTCTCAAATCCAATACACATATAGAAAACATAAACAAAGTCATAGGTCTAAAAATGGTTGATTTTTATATAACCCAAGTTGGTGACCATTCAGAATCATCACAAACGGATATAGCTAAATTTATAGACATCGTATGTCCAGAAATTCCAAAATTAGCACAAATATTAGACGAACGCCATGGTCAAGTTTTTGCTAGAGTGCCACTTGAAAGACACTATGCAGGTAGTGCACAGAATATTGTAAGGGATAAACAATGGAAGTCATTTCAGAGACAAAATATGTTATTTAATCCAATATCTATAAAGCAATTAAATTTTAAAATATACGAATATCAAAGTGATAAAGATTATGTGCTATTACAACCCGATGCGTCATGGCATATGATACTTGAAGTAACAACTATAGACGTAAAAGAAAAACCCAAAGACAAAAATGTACAAATTTTAAAAATGTTAGAAAAACTCTGTTCTAAAATAGATACATTAAATAGTAATGTTGTAAAATTACCAGACAAGGAAGAAACAAATAAACGAAGTAAATATTCATTTGGTAGCCTTGTTATGATTCTGTTGAGTTTGTTTGGTGGGTTTATTTGGTGGGTAAATAGGTCTACTCCCAACTTCCCATCTTAATTGGGCCTCGTAGTAATATACAGGTTTCAAAATTTTACCGTGAATATTATACTTACCAACTCCGGTAATAGGTTTAAAATTTTTTCCAAATTGAATATGCCTCATTTACTATACTTGTTTAAAAAAATAGTAAATGAAGTTTTACTAAGGTTTTATTTAATCTTCTTCAATCATCACGTCAACATTCTTTTTAGTTTTTGAAACACATTTACATTTACATTCACCCTTTTCACCACGTTCACCCTTTTCACCACGTTCACCCTTTTCACCACGTTCACCTTCTGGTCCAGCTTGAACTTCTCCGGAATCTCCTATTTCATCCACCATTCGCAATAATAGATTATAGAGTTTCGCTTTATCTAATCGTGGTCTGGAAATTTCATCGTCGATTTCTTGTTTGAGAGCATTCATTATAATATATATATAAAGCTAAGATAATCTTTAAATTAAGATGATATTTGTTGGGCCGGCGTTACTCAGTGGAATCGGTCAACACTTAAATAAATACCGTTCATTATTCCCTGATGCACAATATTATATGATAGGTGACAAAAATATACCTGATTGTGATCATGTATTTCTTTTTGCGATTCCTACAGAGTACATATTCGAATATATACCATTCTTAAAGAGTAAAGCTAAAAAGGTGTCGTGTATGACGGTATGTGAAACAGAAACAGTTCACGAGGATTACGGAAAATTGTTTGAATTGTTCGACGAAATATTAGTTCCGAGTAGTTTTTGTCAAACTGTTCTATCAAGACAATTCCCAGAAACTACATTTAAAATCGTACACGCCCATATACCCCTACCACCAGAAATATATACATTTTATCACATCGGAAATATTTTAGATAATAGAAAGAATTTCAAATATATACTAGAAGCCTTTATACGCCTACAATTACCAAATTCAAGACTCGTAGTTAAGGCAACATGCAATCAAGATGTAAAAATAAATCTTCCAAATGTAAAAGTGATAAATGGTCTCATTTCTAATGAAGAAATGGAAGATATTCATAAAATCTCCGATTGTTATGTGAGTTTTTCGTCGTCAGAGGGTGTCGGGATGGGTGCAGTCGAGGCTTGTATGCACGATAAACCAGTAATTATTACAGACTATGGCGGGGCTTCGGAATATATCAAAACACCTTATCTAATAGATTGTGGTTTACAAGAAATACCCGAAGATGATTTTTTATTCAAAAAAGGAATGATTTGGGGTAAACCAGATTTCGAACAACTCATGAAATACATGTCAGATGCATACAACAAAAAAATGAAATTCATGAATCACGATTACACAAAGAAAATGGTCGGTAATGATAACATATTAGAAGAATTCTTCATTAATGTAATTGGTGGCAAAAACAATGAGACCGATTAATATAGTTCCGGACATCATGACATCTCGCTGAGATATGATCATCATTACAATGTCATCGATGAAATCAATTCCTGTTGATTTTTTAGCTATTTTAGGAACTAGTGTACTTATTGTAAGATAAATAGACATGGCTATTATGACAGGTCTGAGACTTTCTTGATCTAATTTCATTTATATTACATATTTATTTTAATTTCATCAAGTTGTTTTGAAATATCTTCGATACTCGGAATTATCTCCGATTTACTTAGCTTGCTATTGTGTTTTCTACAATAATCTCCACACACCGCCTTAAAAGAACAACACTTGCCAGACATAGTTGTCGCCTTGCATAATTTTTGATATATATGTTTTTCACGTGTATTTACTTCTGGTGGTTTATCTAGTACAACAATCTTTCGTCTTTCACGTTCAATATTGATGAGTCGTTGTCTTTCTTTCAATTTCCATGTAGAGTCTGCAAGTTTGTAACATTTATCATTTGGTATTTTTATACGATACATCTTAACTGCGTCATCTAATAAATATTTCCACGACGCATCACGAATTACTTGCATTTTTCTTCTATTTTTTTGATAAATGATAAAGTAACTTAGGTTATAGATGCAAGATACATATCAACATCACCGGCAAAATCCGGAATCTTTTCTATTGTTTTTCTTGTAACCATATCTTGAACATTCATAATGTGTTGTCTAAATTTACTAACATCTATACCAGTTAAACGATGTACTTGTG